CCGGCTCCGTTATCACTGGAAACTAGAGCGTGGGTAACGGTCTTGCCTGGCGCGAAGTCTCCTACGTTCTGTGCGCTGACACTGTAGACGGTCGAAGTGGTCAGGTCGGATTCAGTGCCCTCCGCGAGTTCTGCATTCAGAGGAATGTTGGTTCCATCTGAGCAGATGAGGTTTCCTGTAACGGTGTTTGTTGCCATAGAATCACAGCCTCACTCCAAGACCTAGAGGCTTGATGAATTTGTTAGCCTCCCTGAAGGGCTTGGCCATAACTTTCCTGAAGATTTTCGCTCCAGTGTTGAAGGTCACCGCTCCAATCGCCATTGGAACCGCGTTTGCCTGGGCGTTGTCCATGATCTGTTGCATCGCGATGCTTGGGTTCGAGAGGATGTCACCCAGGGAAATCTGTTGAGCACCCACCAGAGTCATCGAGGAGGCACCGAGGCCGACATCCGCGACACTCTTGTAGCCTAGATCGGCAGCCCCTGTGACTGCGCCATACGGACTTGTGCCTAGAGTTCCCTCGGTTAGGATCGCCAGGTTCCCGTAGGCGACGGCCATATTGTAGAGGCTGATTGTTTTCGGGCTTCGGCGTCGGCGGGACTTCTTCCTACGAGGCATAAGTGAAAGTGAAAAGAAATCTCGCTAATAAATATCACTCAAAGTCATCCATCGACTTCTGGAACGTGCCATCGGTGTTCCTCGACATCACCGTGGCGTCAATTGTGCCGAGCTGATTGGTGGCGTACGACTGGATCAGCGAAGCGAACGCAGCTTGGATCGGGTTCACCGGCTCGAAGCCGCCGATCCCCCCATCCATGAGCTTATCCAGGGTGGCTTTGATTGCCAGGGCGAGCGTAGAATCCAATTCTTCGACGGCATTCTCGAGTTCGGAACGGATCCAGAGAGCTAGAGCACCCAGGGCCAGGAGGTTCAGGCTGCCCAGAGCGAGCAGGAGGGTCATTTCGTCTACTGGCATAGCGTATTCCCACCCTGCTCGGGCTGTCGACCGCCCATAAAGGTGTATATCCTGACCATTTCTGACCCCCCACCCACCGACACCATGCACTGTCGCCGTTAATAGGCATTGTTCGGATTCTCCGGGACGTTATTATTATTAACTCACGATTCTAGGAACGTCCATGCCGATAGAAAGCATCAGCTTGTCGCCAGCAGCCCACGCCATCTTCGTCCAGTGGCCAACACACGACCGCATTAACGGTAGATCCGCGCAGGTAAGCCGTTGCATACTATTCTCGGGAGTCTGGGAGGAAGAGATCCAGAGACTCAAGAAAGAAGTAGCTCTGCTCAAGAAAGACAAGGAATCTATGTGGAACGAGCTCCAGGAGCTGAGGGAATGAGCGACATCAGCGACTGGTTCGATGATGGCCCTCCCTGCATGAACTGCGGAGAGAGAGTTCCTGATGCCGAGATCATCCCTGGTAAGGATGGAGTAGCCTTCAAAGGAATGTGCAAGTCAACCGTCTGCCGAAAACTTCCCCCAGGGGGAAACCCATTCATGTATCTGGTGAGTTGAATGCGTAAGGGCCTGTACCAGTGTCCTAAGTGCCTCTGGTGGTGGTGCTGGTGGGTAAGGCGCCCTGGCACCCTTCAACTGGCTAGAACGTGCCGCAAATGCGGTCACCTGGTCCGTGCCCAGTTGAAGCGCGATCCTAGGGTCAACGGGCGTACTCGAGGGTGGGTCATGCTCCATCGACCTTGGGAGATGCCCGACCAGGCTCTGAGGATCGAGTGCAGGAATCGCAACCGCAGAATCATCAACCAGCACGCACGTGCCCTCACGCAGGTCAAGAACAAGCAGTTTGAGCAGTGGAGGCTTTCAGATGAGATGCTCTGAATGTGGCGATTATTTCGCTGTTGTCGATTTGGGTTCTTTCATATATGCGGGGGAACCATTGCGATATTACTGCTTCAGGTGCTATGTGCGGGGGCTTTAATTTGGCAGCTAAGGATTGGTTCGACTCGGGCCTCGTGGAGATAGATCTCTGGTACGGTTGGGATGACTTCCTGCCCGAGGACGAGAAGGAACAGGTCATGCGCTTCATTGATTGGGGAGAGATTATGAGCAATCTCAATCCGGAATTGCTGATGAGCTCGGTGATGTGTGAGGAAGACATCTGTTTGAACTGCGGACACAATGTGCGAAATTGCGCAATTCTGGACCCTCACTGTATCGCGTTTGCGTCCCCACCCTAGGGGTAAACGCCCAGAATCAGAAAAGTTTGCGACTGGTTATCTTCAACCACGTCCAGACGGGGATCCAAGGGTTTGGGAGCTTCTTGACATCCCCTATTTCTGGAATCCAATCGGTCTCTGCTATGACTGCCTCTGTTATCACCTCTAGTGCCTCCTCCACGGTATCATAGGCTCCCTGCCCTACCTGCCTGATGATATCATCTGGGACCACATCAATGACCCCCATACTCTCGAGGATCAGCGCTATGGCGCTGAGGGCACTGGCATCCTTGAGCAGGTCGACAGTCGGCGTTGCGATCCGGTTGAAGGTTAGAGCTGCCACCAGGGTGTCGAACATCTCGCGCTCTCTGTCCTGGAGAGAGATCCTGAACTCGACAACCTGGTCAGGCTTGCGCTTGCTCATCACAGCACCCCGACGATTGAATCCCACAGGGTTTGCCCGAGGCCCATCCCGAGGATCCAACCGAGGAGGAATGCCATCCCGTTCTTCTGGAATATGTCACGAGCCTTCTCGCTGAGGTCGCTAGGCATTCATGAACCACTCCTCTGCCTCGGGCATATTGTCTGCTGCAGTATTGGCATCAGGATGGTCGGTGATGTCGCGTAGCGCCTGGCGGAAAGTATTCAGTTTGCCCTTGTGAGTGCTCGAAAGCAACGCCCACCGATCTGAGTAATAGAAGGCATCAGTTCGAGAGAGCCACTCTAACCGGATAGCCTTGACATGATCCCATGACACATCTCTCTCTGTAGAGGAGATGAGACCGTCAGCGCCCCATACCTCCCTAGTCCTGGACATTAGAGTCTGCATAGTTACACCTAGTTGATCCCCGCTGTCATGCAGCCCAGTGAATGAGGTTCTAAATCCGTCATCGTGAAGCTAGCGGGCATAGCAAGCGTTGAGGAGATTGTGCGAAGAACCTGAGCCTGGTTTGCGCTGAAGTCCGGTGACTCGGCAAAACAGACCATCGGACGAGCATAGGCGTTAGTTCCAGAATAAGAGTATGCAACGCTGTCAGTGTCCCTACCGAAGGCAAACCAATATTGAGTTCCCTTTGTCAAATCTATATCTGTGGAGGCGCCAGCGGAATCTAAGAAGGAAGTCAGAACCTTGATTCCAGTCGACTCAACATCGACTGAGGTTTTTCCTACCAACGTGCCAGGCGCTCCATTGGAATCGTTGTAGAACGCCATTAGCCCCAGACACGTACTTGCAGCAGCGGAAGTAATGCTAATCTCGAGGTTAGAGACAGTGATTGTTGATGGAGCTACGAACGGGTAAAGATAGATCTTGTTTCCAGAGCTGTTACCATAGAGAGTTGTAGCTGCGTTGTTGCCATTCCCCCAGGGCGGGTATCCGTTTAGGATCGCTATGTTAGCTGCAGATCCCGCTGCGATGTCGGTGTTAGGTAAAACTGGATTGTAATCTCCACCACCGGCCTCGAGTAGGCCCGTCCATTCTCCTGCAGTCACCAGGCGTGCCAGGTTGACCAGGACAAGTCTTCGAAGCTCATCCTCGTTAGCCTCCTCGACATTGATCGGGTTGCCTGTTGCCTGGACATTAGCGAAGGTGACATTGTCCAGGTCGAGGTTCTGCAGGTTCGTGTATACCCTGGGCGACTTCTTATTGGCATCTGGTAGCGGCATATCCTCACCCTAGTAATCCATTCCATTCGCCCTTGACGCTGAGGCGTGCTAGCTGTACGAGCACGAGGCGGCGAAGCTCATCCTCGTTGAGCATCTCGATACTGATAGGGTTGCCAGTGAGTATCATCTCGTCGTCGTCACCTGCCAGGGTCTCCAGGTCCAGGTTCTTGAGTAGCTTATACACGCGAGGCGATTCCGCCGGAACATCTGGAAGCGGCATCCTATCACTTCAGTTGCTTTGCGCGGGACTTGCAGATACGCTCTATGGAGTCCAGATCCTTCGTGGAGATAAATCCTCGAAGAAAGAGCTTCTTTGCTTTGGAGTGAATCTCGCCCAGTCGGCGTCGGCCCGCGGCCTTTGTCATCTTCGCCATTCGTCCTCACCTCATGCGTTGGTTAGGAACTGTGCCTTGTAGTTCAGAGCGATTGGGATCGAGCAGCTCGAGAATGAAGGCTGCTGGACGATGGGACTGGTTGCAGCCGATGTCCCAACGACGTTGCCCAGGGCATCGACGGTGAAGAAGCCCTGCGTCTCAATCTTCGAGCCATCGACGGAGGTTCCCATGACCTTGACGATCCGGTCGCCCTGGAGAGTGTCGCCGATGCTGTTCGAGGTCTGGAGATCCACGAGCTCATTCGTGGCACCGCCAGTCGGCGTCACGACGAAGATTCTGGAAACTCCTCGAGCAGTGTAGCAGGACATTGCTGCTTCTCTGTCGGCAGCTGTGTTGTTCATGTAGCGAACTTTGTCGCCAGCCTTCAGCGTGTAAGGGGCGCATAGGGCAGGAGATCCGTCGGTGACGGCTCCCTTGACCGAGTAGGGGATGAGACAGGCAACGAGGCCCTGGCTGAGAATGTAGCAGTACCCGGCTCCGTTATCACTGGAAACTAGAGCGTGGGTAACGGTCTTGCCTGGCGCGAAGTCTCCTACGTTCTGTGCGCTGACACTGTAGACGGTCGAAGTGGTCAGGTCGGATTCAGTGCC